ATATGGTATAAAAGACTATGTTGGAGAACTTTGGCATGCAGAAACTCAAACACCTGAAGGCACTAATATTAAGGTATATATAGGCATTATGAGTAAACAATATGCCCCTACTCCAAAAACTGGATTCCTTGGCGAACCAGCTCCAATTCCAATGCCAAATTCTTAAACAATAATATCTAATATTGTTTGCAATTTTAATTTAATAGTTTTACTTCGCACAGTTTTAAGCAAACCTTGATGTAATGGTTTTGGCCATGCATTCATTCTTACCCAGCAATATCCAGAATGTTCTCCATTTAATGTAGGCACAAACTCTTGACCAACTACACATACATAGGTATTAAAAAAGAATTTTTGATCTGCACTTTGAAACATTTCTAATGGAATAAACTTATTAACTAAAGGTGTAGCACCAACTTCTTCTTTAATTTCTCTTTTAAGTGCTTCAACAGGTAACTCTTTACCTTCTGCTTTACCTCCAACAATTCCCCATTGACCATAGTGCTTTTTATTTGCTCTTTGCACTAACATAAAACGTTTGGTGTTTTTTGCGTAAAACAACGCACCACTACAAACTATGTTATCCATATGTTATTATAAGTTATATTTGATTAAAGGTCAAGTAGCCAATCACCTGGTTCATATTCACCTTCCCATGATTTTTGCCATTGCGTACCAGTCCATTTAAATTGCATACCATTATTATCGTTTGTTGCGTACTGAACATTAGTAACATTAGATGAATCAAAATCAACATTCCATTTATCAGTGGTTGAGTTATATTGAATAATATCAGATTCAGATGCAACTAAACTACCCCATGCACTTGGACCTCTATTTGTAACACCTTTAATTGGACCATTAGCAGGTGATACTAACGGATTTGGTACTACATAAACACCACCAGCCGCCGTCGTTTTAGAAGTATCTGCTGTTGGTAATGATGAACTTGCCGCAGATGCTGTAGGTATAACAGTATTATATGTAAATGATGTTGTACTTGGTACTGATGAAACACCTATTGTACCATTATAATAACCTGGAATTGCACCAGTAATTCTTACAGTATCACCAACTGCTAGTCCATGAACTACAGATGTATTTGCTGTAACTGTATTAGTACCATCATGCGTTAATGTTGTAATTTTAACATCATGTAATGCAGTACCAATTGGTTGAGTAATAAGATATCGTTGACGATCTGTTTCACTACCAGTTGGTCCTGTAATTGTTGGATCAATAATTTTTGCAAATTGTGGTGTTGTATCTGTTGGGACTGAGTCAGCATCTACTGTAAACATTAACAAATGTGCTTCTGATGGATGTTCTGCAATAACACCTGTGACATACGTAATTGTATCTTCATTGTTTGCTGTGGTTATTGCAGTTTCTAATTTTATTTTTGACAATCCTGCTGTGATTTTACCGTAGGCTCCTACTACTTTATCCCATTGAATTTCTTTACCATACACTAACTGTGAACCTGTTTTAGCATCTGATTTTTTAGGACTTACATGAGCAACAGTATCTCCAGTTGTTTCACTCATAGTTTCTTTTGATTGCAATAATCTAACTGTAGTACCTTCTACATATAACCCATAATTGCCAAATGTAATTTCTTGACGTGATAATAAGTCACCGCCAACTAAACCATTAACATCAACACCAGTAGCATCTTCATCATATACAGATGCAATAATTTTTTCAATAACACCAAGTTTTTTAATTTTGGCAGGTGGTGTTAACCAAATAGGAATTGTAAATTGCAGTTGAGCAACATCTATTTCTTCATCAGTCCCAAATGGTATTGTACGTGATGAAAACGATATATCTGTTAACTCAACATAACTCAACGATGTCCAATCAAGCCAATTGTCTGTAGTTTGTAATTCTAATGCTGGATTAAACAACACTAATAACTGCTCTAAAATTTGCAATTTCTGATCTGTATTGTTTGAAAACAAGTCACAGTTCATAGTTAATGTAAATGGTACAGCCATAATTCGTTCTATAGTATGTTGATTACCTTGCGATCCTGAATATGTTTTAGTTTCAGGATCATAAGAACGTTCTCTTACATGAATTTTGTCTACATGAGTTGGTTCCATCATACGTGGCCTATCTAATGCTAAATTTGAAATATAAGCCGCCATTTGTGGAACACTTACTAAAGCATTTTCAGATCCTTGTCTTAAAATATTTGCTACTTGTCTATTAATATCACCATATCTAACAGGTACTTTAATTAAATCTTGTATGCCATCTTTATTTTTACCTGTTTGATATTGAAAATTTGACATCATTCTAACAAATTGAATAATATATCTTCGCATTTGGCCATCGTAAAAATGAGATATACTAGCCATTATGTTGTTGTATCCGTATCTTCAGTTGGTGTTTTTCTTTCTTTATCTTTTAATGCTTGACTTAATGCACTTCTTTCATTGACTGTAGTACCATCTTTGTTTGTAGTAACAGTATCATTATTAATAAATGAATGCTTATGAGTTAATCTAGAGTCTAAATTAGTCATTGTCATTCTTACATCATCCTCTTGTTTAACCCATTTTGCTCCATTATATCTAAACAATCTATTTGGTAGATGATCTGTACGCAAGTGATATTGACCTTCAACAGCATTAGCAGGAAACGATGTACCAAAATCATATATTTCACCATTTGGTGCAATTCCATCTGCAGTCAAGTATCCTTGTAAGTATCCTTTACTACGAGGACTTGCTGTAACTCTACTTGCTTTAATATGTGATGTATCTGAATCAATGTCACCTTCATCTGCTGTTACAATAGCAACTTTGCCATTGTCATCTACAGGTAACACATATAATGGTTGAGTATTAAATCCTGATTGTGGCAGGTCTGCTTCTGCTTGTGAAATAATAGCATCGTTAATTTCTTGATCTCGTCTACCGGTACCTTGTTTATATGAAATGCTTTCTTCATTATTTCTAGTGCCAAGTATATCTCTAAATTCTGGTGAGTCTTTAAGTGGTTTGCATCTTGCTCTAATTAAGTGTGGCCACCATGTTTGAGAAAATCCTTCTGCTGTAACATTAACATCTTCAACTTGATAAAAACGTTTTAATGTTTCATCCATGCTGTCATCTAAACTATAATCATCTTTTCTATGTGGTAACTCAAGTACGTCACCGCTCATTAGTCGTCTACCTAACCTATCGATAATATCACCTTGGTGGAATACAATAAATGGTGCGTCATTTTGCATGAATAATCCAAACTGTGTTAGGTCAAAATCAACATCAGATACTGTATAAATGCCTCTTGCTATGTACACATCCGACTCATACTTTCGATCTCTATTTTCTAAAAACAGCAAATCTTGTATGCTCATATGATCAATAACTGCTCTACGTGGTTGTGTAGCATCATTAGTTTCACCTTGATCATGAAGTCCTACATACTTGTGAATATACACATCAGTACCGCCAATATTAAACATTTCTTTAATATTTCTATCAAAGAATTTAAAATCTTTACCTTTTTCAGGTTTGTATATGGATAGCCTAGGCATTGTACACATATTTATTGTTAAGAGGAGACCGATAAATACTGTGTAATGGTAGACCAAGTACTTACAGCAGAAAAAACAAGTGAACTAAAACAAGAAATTTATGATTATTGTCGCACTAGACTGGGTGATGGTATGATTGAAGTTGAATTAGACCCTAAACATTATGAAGTTGCACTAATCACTGCGGTAGACAAATATAAGCAACGATCAGAAAGTTCTGTTGAAGAATCATACGGATTCTTAGAATTACTTGAAGATACAAACGTTTACACATTACCAGATGAAGTTACAAATGTTAGACAAATTTTTAGACGTACAGTAGGTGGTGCAAACGCCACTGAAGGTGGTACATTTTTTGATCCATTTGAATTAGCATATACAAATGTTTATTTGCTACAGTCAGGTAGAATTGGTGGGTTAGCAACGTATGAAATGTTTGCTGGCTACCAAGAATTAGTAGGTAGAATGTTTGGTGGTTACATTAACTTCTATTATGATACTGTAACACGCAAATTAGAAATAGTAAGACGACAACGTAATGTTGAAACCGTATTACTTTGGCTTTATAATAACAAACCAGATGGTATATTATTACAAGATAGATATGCTAAACCTTGGCTCAGAGATTACACTCTTGCAATATGTAAAACTATGCTTGGTGAAGCTAGAGGTAAATTTGCCACAATTGCTGGACCACAAGGTGGAACATCATTGAATGGTGATCAAGTTAAAGCAGATGGACAGCAAGAAATGGAAAGACTAGAAGCATCTATAAACAATTACGAAGTAGGACAGAGAGGAAAGAGATTTGTAATTGGCTAGTTGACAACTCAATAACTTTACATTATACTATACATATGATCATTGGGATATGTGGGTTGATAGGAAGTGGTAAAGATACCGTAGCAAATCTTTTAATTCATAATCACGATTTTCATAAAACATCGTTCGCAGACAAGTTAAAAGATGCTGTCGCTTCTATGTTTGAATGGGACAGATATATGCTAGAAGGTAAAACTGAACCCAGTAGAAAATGGCGTGAATCACCAGATCCATTTTGGAGCAAAGAAATAGGTCATGATATAACACCCAGATATGTATTACAACGTTTTGGAACAGAATGTATGAGACATGGATTTTATGACGGCATATGGGTAAGTTTAACTAAAAAACAAATATTAGAAAATCCTGATATTAATTGGATAATTCCAGATGTAAGATTCCCAAATGAAATAAAAATGATTAAAGAAATTGGTGGACACATGTGGCGTATTTCACGTGGACCAGATCCAGAATGGTTTACTAACTGGGTAGAAAAAGCACATGAGCCTTATGGTGTACACCCAAGTGAATGGATGTGGGCCTTAAGTAAATTTGATCTCATAATAAACAATAATAGTTCAATAGACGACTTATCTAATAAAATTAATCAGGAACTAGATCACCTTGTTTCCACTTCATACCAACAAAATGTAGCACCCGTTGGCAATTAGCACATACTGTTTTTAAATTATTAAAAGAACAATTATTTCTATTTCCATCTAAATGATAAACGTTAAATTGCATATCATATTCTGATGTGTGTCCACATCTATCACAAATATGTTTCTTTTGATATCCTGCAGTTTTCCATCTAGGCTGTTTTTTAACAACACCACGTAAACAACTGTCGCATTGTTTTCTATAATATGTTTTATTATGCTTAACATAGTTAATAGCAACAGGGTTACCGCAATCACACAAAGGACGCTTCATATTATATTTATGGTGCCCTTTATACCACCTTTTTCTATCCGTTATATGTCTTATTATTTGAATGGTAAAACATAAATATAGTAAACCATAAGGAGACCGAAAAAATGGCATTAGCATCAGCAGGCGTAGAGGTAACAGTAACCGATGAATCGTTTTACGTACCCGCCGACCAAGGAATGGTACCAGCAATTATTGTTGCTACCTCAAAGAATAAAACTTCAGGTACAGGAACAGGAACTGCGGCCGGTACTTTAACAGCAAACGCAGGAACAGTTTATACAATTACAAGTCAACGTGAATTAACAGAAACGTTTGGCGACCCTAAATTTTACACAGACACAAGTGGTTCAGCTCGCGATGCCTATGAGCTTAATGAATATGGTCTTCTTGCCGCTTACTCTTTATTAGGTATTGCTAACAAGGCTTTTATAATAAGAGCAGATGTTAACTTAGACGAACTTACAGGTTCTTCAGCTCCAATTACAGGTTCACCAACTAATGGCACTTATTGGTTAGATACAGCATCAACAAATTGGGGTGTTAAAGAATGGAATTCAACATTACAAACATTTACGAACAAAACTCCAAAAGTTATTACAGATGTAAAGAACTTGGTAGGAGAAGCTTCTACAGGTGCTCCAAAGGCATCTTACGGTTCGCAAGGTGACTATGCTGTTAATACAACAGCAACGACAAACAAAACATATTATAAAAATAAAGGTAATTCATGGGTACAACTTGGATCCGGTGATTCCGCCACACAATATGGTTCATGGAAAACATCACATCCAACAGTAGAAGGTACACTTGCTTCACCAACAGTTGTTGTAGGTAATACAATTGTTATTAACGAATTTGAAATTGCGGCAACTGGTACAACAGTAACAGATTTAGCAAGTGACATTAACGCAGGTGGTGATGCTTCATCACAAATCCCAGGTGTTGTAGCGGCAGTAGTAAGTAACAAATTGGCCTTATATGCAACTGACCTAGGAACAGGTGAAGATTCAACTGCAAGTGGGCAAATTAAAATTGCTAACGGTACAGGTAGTATTCTTACAGTAACAGGTGTTACAGCAGGTACATATGATAATCCAAGAATACACATTGGGTCACACACTTCAGATCCAGGATTTAAAACAGCAGATGATCATTCAGCACCAACAGGTAGTGTTTGGATTCAAACAACTTCTGTAAATTCAGGTGCCGATGTTTCTGTTAAAAAATACAATTCAACTACAGCGGCTTGGTCAACTATATCAGCGGCGGTTTATGAAACACATGCACAAGCACTTTATAATTTAGATAAATCAGGTGCAGGTGCAAACTTAACAACTCAAAACTTATACACACAGGTTAACGTTACAGAACGTGACTCTATTTTATTTGCAGGTGACAGTACTTTATCAACAGATAGTACAATTTATGACGCCGATGCTAGATTAGGAAGTTTTACAGTATTCAAAAGACAAAGTGCAGGTGCAACTACAATTGTTGGATTGAGTGCTTTAGGATCTGATCCGTTTACAGCGGCAGAAACTTTTACACTACAAGAATCAGTTAGAACTTCAGATCACATTAATAGTGCTTACTATGGTACATTTGATACAGAAAAAACTGTAACATTAGCTGGCACAACACCAGATGATTTTGTTACTGCGGTTGCGGCGGCAGGATTTTTATATGTTTCAGCAAGTTATGATCCAGTAGCAGATGTTATTACAATGACACACAGCGATGGTGGTGACTTTAGAATGGACGACACTAGTGGAACACCAGTAGTAGACGCAGGTTTTGGCTCAAGTAATGCTTCAACTTATGGATCGGCTATAGACACTACAGGTACAAAGGTTGCAAACCTTTATACAGTACCAGCAGGTGATGTTAGAGCTAACGAAGTAATGGCAAGTAACTGGGGAACATTAGTATATGAAGCATCAGCAACGGCTCCAACAGCAGATCCAAGTGATTTAGCACTATGGTATCATAGTTCTGTAGGTGACGTAGACATTATGATGCACAACGGAACAACTTGGGTTGGATATCAAAATGTAACATCAGATGCTAGAGGATTTAATCTTTCTAACTGTTCACCAAATGGTCCAATTGTTTCAGCAACTGAACCATTAGCGGCTGACGGACAATCCGACGGAACTGCTTTAGTAAGTGGCGACCTTTGGGTTGATACTTCAGACTTAGAAAATTATCCAAAACTTTCTAGATATGATGATGCAAAAGACGATGGTGCTAAATGGGTACTAGTCGATGGCACAGATCAAGTAACTGAAAGTGGTATATTGTTTGCAGATGCACGTTTTCATTTAGATAGTGATTCTAATGTAATAACAAAAGCACCAGCAACAATTAAATCATTGCTTACAAATAATAACTTAGATCTTGATAAACCAGATCCATTATTATATCCAAAAGGAATGTTACTGTTTAATACAAGACGTTCAGGATATAATGTAAAACAATTTAGAAATGCTCACTTTAGCAGAGCCAACTTTGCTAATACTGTAACTTATCCATCACTTCCAGCTGAAGATGATGCTTGGGTTACTACAAGTGGTAACAAATCCGATGGGTCACCATATATGGGACGTAAGGCTGTAAGAGCATGTGTTGTAAAACAAATGCAGGCGGTTATAAGTTCTAATACTGATTTACGTGAAGAACAACGTGAATTTAACGTATTAGCGGCTCCAGGATATATTGAACTAATTGATGAGTTAATAACTTTATCAGGTGACAGACAAGATACAGCGTTCACTGTAGGTGATGCTCCAGCTAGATTGTCAAATAGTTCTACAGAGATTGTTAATTGGGCAACCAATGCCAATGCTGAGTCAACTAACACAGAAGATGGGTTACTATCAAATGATTCTTACACTGGTATTTGGTATCCATGGGGTAGTACAACTGACCTAGCAGGTAATAACGTATTTGTTCCACCTAGTCATATGGTACTAAGAACATTAGCACTAAATGATCAGGTTGCTTATCCGTGGTTTGCTCCAGCAGGTATTAGACGTGGTACAGTCGATAACGCAACGTCAGTAGGTTATCTTCAAGCAAGTACTGGTGAAAAGCAAGTGATTGCTGTATCGTCAGGTGTTAGAGATACTTTACAGTCCAATAGAATAAATCCAATTACTTTCTTAACAGGTGCTGGACTTACAATCTATGGACAAAAAACAAGAAATCCAGGTACAAGCTCATTAGATAGAGTTAACGTAGCTCGTTTAGTAATATTCTTAAGAACACAACTAGACAAATTAGCACAACCATTTATCTTTGAGCCAAATGATGAATTAACAAGAAATGAAATCAAACAAGCAGTTGAATCATTGTTGTTAGAAGTACAAGGACAACGTGGATTATACGATTTTGCTGTAGTATGTGATGAATCAAACAACACACCTACAAGAATTGATAGAAACGAATTGTATGTAGACATCGCAATTGAACCAGTTAAAGCGGTTGAATTTATATTCATTCCAATTAGACTTAAAAACACTGGTGAAATTGATAAACTAGGATTATAAAGGGCAAGAAAGGTATATTTTAAAAATATAGTAGAGAAACTATAAATATTAAGGAGACAATATGTCAGTAGCAACATTAAGTAAATTTACAGTACCTTTGGCAAGTAGCCAATCAGCTTCGAACCAAGGACTGTTGATGCCAAAATTACAGTATCGCTTTAGGGTGATGCTAGAAAATTTCGGAGTAACGACTCCAAGATCAGAAATTACAAAACAAGTTGTTGACGTTACAAGACCTAGTCTTACTTTCGATGAAACAATTTTAGACGTTTACAATTCAAGAGTATATCTTGCAGGTAAACATACTTGGGAACCAATTACAATTACTTTAAGAGACGATGTAAACAACTCTGTAACTAAACTATGTGGTGAACAAATTCAGAAACAATTTGATTTCTTTGAACAAAGTTCTGCATCAAGTGGTTCAGATTATAAATTTACTGGTAAAATTGAAATGCTTGATGGTGGACAAGGTGCTAATGCAGTTACCGTTCTTGAAACTTGGGAAATGTATGGCGCTTATGTACAAAGTATTAACTATAATACACTAGCATATGCTACATCAGATGCGGCTACTATTACATTATCAGTAAGATTTGACAATGCAATACAGTCTCCAAGAGGAACTGGTATAGGTACTGCTGTTACAAGAACACTAGGTACATTGGTAACTGGGGGTGGCACTATTTAATCCAAATAACTAAGGAGACTAAATGGCCCACTGGATCAATAACTTTCTTCAAATTCTTAATCCTAGTCAAATATTAAAAGATTGGAAGCATGCCTCAAGACTATACATTGATGGTAGGCATAGATTAGAACCCAAACGTCCATGGTTATATTATGTTGTAATTAATAAATTTACCGGTGCAAGTGATTTTGGAAATGGTGGTGAAAAGATGGAGCTTGGCCAATTAGTAAAACAAGCACAATTACCTTCTTATAATTTTAATGTAGAACCACGTAATCAATACAATAGAAAAACACAAACACAAACAAATATTACATACGATCCTGTACAAATACAATTCCATGACGATAATGCCGATGTAGTGGTGAGCTTTTTTAATGATTATTACAAGCATTATTATAGAGATTCAAAATATGAACAAGTACAATTTGATTCAGAAGCTCGATATAAAAAAGATTTTACAGCACGTTGGGGAATGGATAACAATCAAGAAAAACCATTTTTACAAGCAATACAGATTTTTACAATAACAAAAAAACGTTTTACAAACTATACATTAGTTTTACCTATAATAACACAATTTGCACATGATACAGTA